GGACTACGGTGCTTTGCTCATTGAAATGAAAACTCTCAAAGGCAGACAGCGAGACAGCCAAAAGCAATGGCAGAACATCGTCTGTGCTGACGGAGAGTACAAATATGTGGTGTGTCGTTCCTTTGATGATTTTAAACGTGAGGTAAACGATTATTTGAACAACGAATACTAATTATGGCAAGAACTTCCAAAAGAGGTCTTGACTATTTCCCAATGGATATAGACATATTCAGCGACCTCAAGATAAGAAAACTAATCAAGTATCAAGGTGGGAAAGCCATTTCGATATATGCTCTACTGCTCTGTAATATCTACAAGAATGGGTATTACATTGAGTGGGACGAAGAGTTGCCTTTCATCTGCTCGGAACTGACGGGCTTTGACGAGGCGTATGTATTGGAAGTTATAAAGGTCTGCCTATCTCTCGGTTTGTTTTCCAAAGAATTATTTGATGCAGAGAGAGTACTAACAAGCAAAGGTATTCAAGAGCGATACAAACGTATTTGCATACAGTGTCGTAGAGTATGTAATATAACAGATTACAGTCTGCTCTCGGAGTCGCAAGTGTCAAGGGGTTCTTCGCCAAAGATTGAGACTGCTAAACAATCTACTCTACCACGTTACGAACCATATTCGCTAACGCTCGACCAAGAAATTGAGGGACTGAAAGAAGATGAATGTTGGTTAGACCAATTGCAAGTACTTCATTCCATGAGAAAAGAATTGTTATATAACAAACTTGATGATTTTCGAATACAATGTATAGCAGATGGTAAAGAACGAGGACACACATCATTGGCAGATGCCAAACGGCATTTCAACTCTTGGTTACGTATAGTAAGTAGAAACAAAACAATTAAAAATGGATCAAAACAACACAACAAAAAAAATATCGGATTTGATGTCAGTGCTACTTCAGCAGAGGATTACTCGGACTGGCTTCAAGATTAATCTATCAAGCGAAGATATGAGAATATTGCTAACAGCTGCATACCAAGCAGAAGTAAAATCACGCAATATGAAGTATCAGGAGAATGATGAAACAAGTACGATCATCGCAAAAATGGCTAATGTACTAACAACAAAGTCGCATAAAACAGGCATAGTCCTGTGCGGTACTTGCGGTAATGGCAAAACAACTCTTGTGCGAGCATTGCAAAACTCGCTCATATACTTGAAGAATAGAAATCTTGTAGAACACGGTATGCCTATTGTAGATGCAAGAGAAGTTGCCGACAGAATGAGAGAGTGTAAAACCCTACCCCTACTCGCAATAGAGGATATGGGTAAAGAGCCTGCAACTAAACTTGACTACGGCAATGTTCTCAACCCTGTAATAGAGGTGCTTGAACACCGATATAATGATCAACTGTTTACTGTTATATCGACCAACTTAACAGCTAAAGAGATACGAGAGAAATACGGAGAGAGAATAGCCGACAGACTAAACGAGATGATGAATGTGATAATATTCAAGAACAAATCATTTAGGAGGTAAACTTTATATGTGATTTTATACTTGGGAAAGAACAACCAAACACACAACTTTTGATTATGGACTTATTTCACGAAGAGAGAGAAGAAGAGGCAATAAGCAGAATTAAGAAATTTGAAAAAATCGCAGATAAGATGAATTTCGAAGTTGCTGTTGGGTTCTCAGGAGGCAAAGACAGTCAGGTTGTATACGACCTCTGCAAACGAGCAAAAATTAAATTCGTTGCATACTTCAATCATTGCTTTGAAAGTTCAACAACTTTGAGATTTATCAAAGAATATTATTCCGAAGTGATATGGCGAAGAGATGTTAAAGTAGGCTTTATTGCAAACATTAGGCTTAATCACAGCGGAATGTTGCCAACAGTTACCTCTGCTTATTGTTGCGAAAATTATAAGCATAATCCCAAATATAACGATGCTTGTAAAATCTTAGGAATAAGAAAAATTGAGAGTACCAAAAGAGCAAAGCGAACAACTCTAATGGTGAAGAATAAAACTCAATTAAAAAAGATGAGACCAATAGTAAACGAATATTTTAAAGAACAATGCCAATCAACAGGAGCAAATAATATATTAACCCTCAACCCAATAATTGATTGGACGGATAAAGAGGTCTGGGAATACATACACAAATACAAACTACCAATTAATCCCGAGTATAAGGAGAATAAAAGAATTGGTTGCCTTGTATGCCCGAAAGCGAATTTTACAAGCAATTACAAAGTGTTATTGAAATATCCCAAACTTATAGATTGTTTCATAAAGGCAAGAGATCATATTACCCAATCTTGGGTAATAACAGGCGATAATCAAGATTACTCCGATGATAAAGTATATTATATATGCCGTTGGCTCAATCATTCATTTATGCCGTTTACGAAAAAACAAGAAGAATATTATAAACAAGTAAAAAATAAATATTATGAAACTACAACTAATAGCAATAATAATAACCGCACTAATGTTGCTGATGATAGTCGCAATGAGTGCAACACCCAACATAACAGGAGGGTGTAAAACAGAGATAGACACAACAACGATTAAACCACTTAAAACAAATAATTATGGCAACAACAATTAAATCATTCAAAGGCTTCGACAAAGACATGAAGTGTCGAGGATTTCAATACGAAGTAGGCAAAAAATATACTCACGAAGGTGATATAAGTGTTTGCAATAGTGGTTTTCACGCTTGCGAAAACCCTTTGGACGTCTTAAACTACTACAGCGATGTAAATGGTAAATTCTGCGAGGTAGAACAATCGGGTAATACACAACAAAGAGAAGATAAGATAGCATCATCGGAAATAAAAATTGTAGCAGAAATAGGATTTGCAGGGTTATTTAAAGCTGGAGTAGAATGGATTAAGAAAATTACCAACCCTCAAGATATTATAAAAGAGACAAAGGATAAAGGAGATAATCCACAAGGCTACTCCGCACAGATAGGTAGCAGTGGCGACTCCGCACAGATAGGTAGCAGTGGCGACTACGCACAGATAGGTAGCAGTGGCTACTCCGCAAAGATAGGTAGCAGTGGCGACTCCGCAAAGATAGGTAGCAGTGGCTACTACGCAAAGATAGGTAGCAGTGGCGACTCCGCACAGATAGGTAGCAGTGGCGACTACGCAAAGATAGGTAGCAGTGGCTACTCCGCAAAGATAGGTAGCAGTGGCGACTCCGCAAAGATAGGTAGCAGTGGCGACTCCGCAAAGGTAGAAAGTACAGGTGATAATAGCGTAATATGTTGTGCCGGGCATAATTCTGTAGTAAAAGCGAAAAAGGGTTCTTGGATTACCTTGTCAGAGTGGGAATATAATGAGGAAGTTAAGCGAGATATACCAAAATGTGTAAAAACAGAGTATGTAGATGGTGAACAAATAAAAGCAGACACTTGGTACAAGTTAGTAAATGGAGAATTCAAAGAAGTATAATTGGTTAGGGGAGCAATCCCCTACTCTTAAAATAAATAACTATGGAAGATTTCGTAACATTTGAGTTGGCGGTTAAATTCAAAGAGAAAGGGTTTCGTTGTGAATACCCTTTTGCAATGTATAGTGAATTAGGTGTATTCTACGCATTATTCACATCAGCAGACCATAATCATAATATCAAGAGTGTGTTCGGTGATAGAGAGTACTACGATTATGACGACTTTGATGAAAAAGATTGTGTATGTCCCACCATTTCACAAGTCTTGAAATGGTTAAGGAAGGAGAAAGATATATACATCTCAGTATTCATTGATGATGATAGTGATAACCCTGTAACCTATGAGATTTATAAAGGTACAGAATGTGTTTGCTCGCATCAAGGAGAATATTTCACTTTGGGAGATTGGGGTAAATGTGAGTTAAGAGCAATAGAATATGTTTTAAATAATAATTTAATTTAAAATGAAACCAACAGAAAAACACAAGAAACTATGTGAGGTTATTAAAGACCAAGTGGATTTTTGGGCGAATAATAATGATATATATTCTCCAACTATCTATTGTGATAATGAGCAGAATATTGATAACCTCGTATTAGAAGGGTTAATATGTGAAGAAGATGCTGAACTATTAACAGAAGCATTGAATGAATTATATCGCCAAGTAAAAAATATAGGATTAACAAAGTAAATTATGGATGAGATTTTAAAAGGGTTAAAAACATTACCAAAAGATGTTCTATTATGGGTTATATACAACCTAATGGAAGAGGGTAAAATTAGTTACCACGAAATAACTAAACTACATATAGACCATTTGGAAAGGTTACAAAAAGGTGCTATTGAGGACTATTGGAAATTACAAGGCAAAATAGTACACCTCTATAATGACTATAAATATAATAGAGGCAAGAATATCAAAGATATTATGCAGTATCTTAATGATAAAGGAACATTAAATATAGACCAAGATGAAATAGATAATTACAAATGAAACAGAGTGATTGGATAAGCGTAAAGGATAGACTGCCAAGAAAAAATGAAAGGGTACTTGTATGTAGGAAATTAATGGATAATACTTTCTTTGCTTACATTGCCACTTATACAGGTAAAGAAAAAATAAAAGATGTTTCACATTATTGGTGGTACACTGACGATGGCTTTGATATTGACGGGATAACCCATTGGCAACCTATTGTTTTACCTAAAAAAGAAAAGTTATGAAAATAAGTGATATAGCATTAAAAAGATACACCGCAGATAAAGGTAAATCCTTGAAGTGGTATGAATGGGTAATGAACCCGAATACAAGAGAAAGCGAAAGAATATTGCGTTATTCAGAGTGTACCGCCGTAATAGACACAAATCAACTTGATGGCGATGTTATGGAAATACCATACGAAGAGTACAAAGAATGGTGGGATAATAATTATCATTGTTTAGGAGTAACAGGGCTATGATAACAGAACTAAATAGAAGTTACCCAACCGCGAGAAAAGAGCATAGATGTATGTACTGCGGTGGCACTATCAAAGTAGGCGAGAAATATGAACGCCAAACCAATAAGTATGACAATCAAATATACGATTGGGTTTGCCATTTAGAATGCCAAGAAGTAACTGGATTGCTCAATATGTTTGACAACGATATGGGCGAGGGAATTGATGGCGAACACTTTGTAGAGTATTTACAAGAATGGTTGTTTTATAAGCATTACAACGATGAAACAGATACTTACGATGAGGGTTTCGACCCCGACAAACTTTCTTATCACGATATAGTGTTGAATATTATTAAAGAACTAAAAGCAAAGTAAAACTATGGCATCTAAAAATGACAAATGGAGTTTGTTCAAAAATTATCTCCACAACGAACTTGGTATAACCAAAGAGGATATAAGAGAATGGCTTGAAGAATCTGTTCAGGAAGAAGCAAGAAAACTAATAGCAGACAGTTTCAAAAGTTATGATATTCGTGATAGAATTGATGCTGCTATAAAAGAGTTTCACGGTTGGGGTGAAAAACCTCTTAAAACCGAAATTGCAAGAGAATTGGCTAATAGGATATTAGAAAAGGTTGAGATAAAAATTCAGTAATTATGATAAGAAATGAGTTAGAACAAATAACAAAGTGGCTTGAAGCAAATGCCAATTCTTCAAAGTTTCGCAATGTATATGAAATGCTTGAACGGTTTAAGTTGGAATTTAACCATTTGCTAAAAGAAGAGCAAACATTTAATAGTGGCGTATGGGCAACTATCCAATGCCTTGCTATCGACCACAAACAGCCTATTTGTGCATCATTCGTTGCGAACGATATGAGAATAACCAAAAAAGAAGCAAAAGAACTGCAAGCACAAAGCGGTTATTACGATGAGTTAATGAACGAGGTTATTGACTGCTTAAATGATTGAGTTATGATAATCGAAACAAAGTACAACATAGGCGATGAGGTGTGGTTTATGTGGAATAACCACCCTACTTGTCAAAGGATTGCTGCGATGGAAGTTTATGTAGGCAAACAAGTGCTTCCAAGTTATTATGTAGAACCTTACGAGAACGACCCAATTAAGGTGATACATAGTGATGTAATTCCTTATAATAGAAGATTTCACGAGTATCGCCTTTTCCCAACCAAAGAAGAACTATTAAAGAGTTTATGATATGATTAAGATTATTAAAGCCCAACCATTTCCAAAAGAACAAATTGAATGCACTAATTGTGGTAGCATTTTGGAATACGAGAATGTTGATTTGGAATTACATCAAGGTTATATGACTGGCTATAAATATCGTTTTAGGTGTCCTGTATGCGGAGTTTATATAGATGCAAAATGGATTGAGAAAAAGAGTTTATGATATGAAATATATTTCTTTATTATTTCTTATTCCCGAAATACTATCGGGGAGGATTACCAAAGAACAGTTGCTCGACGAAATGGTTAAGTTGGGTTTGACGGAAGAAGAAAAAAATGAACTATTAAAAAGTTTACAAGATGAAAACAATAAAGTTTAGAGGAAAAAGAATAGATAACGGAGAATGGGTGTATGGTTATTTTGTAGGCACTACTGATAGTGTAGCAATAATAATCCCATTCGACAAGGTTAATTACGATGTAGGATATATAGGCGAAAGCGAGTGTTTCTACTGCCACCCCGAAACAATTGGTCAGTTCACAGGACTGCTTGACAAGAACGGAAACGAGATATACGAGGGGGATATATTAGTGTGGGGCGAAAATGGATATAAAAGCACACCCCTAATTGTAATGTTCAAGCACGGGGCATTTGGTTATACTTATATAGAGGATTGGTTTCACTCTTTTGCTGGTAATACTAATTTTACTTTTAACCCCCTGAATACTGACATAAGATTTGAAATCATCGGCAACATACACGATAAGCCCGAATTATTAAAAGAACAATTGAAAAAATTAGAAGAATGAGCTACAACGCAGATATAGCACATTGCGAGGGAACAGAATGTGCAATAAGAGATAGATGCAGAAGATACCAACTGCACCTGATGAGAGAGAAATTACAACCGATTTATGTTTATTCTTACACTGAACCTATGTACAAGAATGGAGAGTGTGAGTTGTTTTACCCGATGAACAAATGAAAGGAATAATGTTTAACGCACGATACGGATTAGAAAATGCCGTATTGAGAGGTACTAAAACACGAACTTGGAGAGCCGATAAGAAACCACGTTACGAGGTAGGAGAAATCGTAGCAATAAAGCAAAGTTATAAAGAAGTTATGTCTTACGCTTTTTATAATGATAAAAATCTTTACGACAAAGTATGTAATTTATTTGATGAGGCTGGGGCAACTAACAAAATGTTTGTTAAAAATGAACTAATGCCCCACAAAATACGCATAACCAAAGTAACGCCTTGTAGGCTGCAAGACGTTACAGATGATGAATGTATGAATGAGGGAATAGATCAGTTGATAGAATTAGGATATTTCTATTTTGAAGATAAAAAAGTAGAACAAGGTTTCTATCACAAAACACCCAAAGGAGCATTCGCTACACTCATTGATAAACTTAATGGAAAAGGTTATTGGGATACCAACCCAATGGGCTACGCTTACGAATTTGAATTAATAAAATAGGTAACAAATGAAAGCAAATGAATTGAGAATAGGAAATATCGTTAATCTTAAAGACCATTTTGTAGGTGGTAAAGTCAAAGTAACGGGTATAATGAAAGATAGAATAACCGCAGTAAATAGTGCTGGTACTAACATAGACTCTATCAACATTATGTATGTTGAGCCTATCCCCATCAGCGAAGAACTCCTAATTAAGATTGGCTTTTCTAAAATTCCAAGAGAAAGATGTGTGGCTTCAGGTTGGATTCCTGCTTATACTTTGAGAAAGGGATATTCTTATATAGATGTTCATTTATGGGAAAGCGGAACATTAATAAGAATAGAAGATTCTATCCGTCAAGTAAGTTTACCTAAAACTCCTTATTTACACCAACTACAGAATGCTTATTATATGGTTGCTAACAAAGAATTGGAAATTAATCTATGAACAACAAACTATACATATCAGGCAGGATAACGGGTATAAAGTACCCGACTGCCGTTCGTAACTTCGCAAAAGCCCAAGAGTATTGGGAACGTAAAGGATATAAAGTAGTCAATCCCATTAACCTCTGTAAACGAGGTTGGAATTGGTACATCTGTATGACAATATGCCTATATCACCTCTTGTGGTGCAAATATATTTATATGCTCCCAAACTACAACCGTAGCAGAGGAGCAATGATAGAATACAAAGTAGCAAAGAAATTAGGAAAGATAATATATGGAGAACACAATGGAAGAAAAAAATAAACTAATGGCAAAGGCGAACTTATATACCAACCTCGCATACTTATTATCCGACGTAGCATACGGCTACGCAATCAATATTGAAGCATATCTAAAACAATTGGGTATGGGGTTAAAGTATGGCGAAAAAAAGAACTTCGCCAATATGCAACGAAAGGCTCACGAGTTAAAACAAGCAGTGAGCAAACTAAACTCAAAGATTTACGAAATCCCCGAAGTAGATGCAGCGTGTAACTCTGCAGACTATCTTGCAGACCTATTCCTCTTGATTGTAGATAGATGCGGTCAAGATGAAAACAAGATGCAACAAATCCGAGCAATGATATTTAATAACTTCAAAAGTGAATTGCTTATATATGAGAAAAAATAAAGATTGGGTTGGGGACACAAATAGTGTCTTCAAAATGTTAGCATCATCACATCATAGCAACAGCACGCGCGAGAGTTACGACTATTATGCAACTGATCCTAAAGCCGCACATTTGTTGCTTGAAGTAATGCCTCAACTTAACAATATATGGGAGTGTGCTTGTGGAGAGAAACATCTTGCAAAAGTTTTTGAAGATAAGGGTATTCTTGCAAGGTCTTCAGATATTATAAATCGTTGTAATAATGAGGTATTTGATTTCCTAAATATTAATAATTTGGAATGGGCTGGAGATATCGTTACCAATCCTCCATATAGATATGCCAAAGAGTTTATACAAAAAGGATTACAAATTATCCCTGAAGGAAGATATCTATGTATGTTTCTCAAAGTTACATTTTTAGAGGGGAAAGGTCGTAAACAGATGTTTTTAAATACTCCTCCAAAATATGTATTTGTTAGTAGTAGCCGAATAAATTGTGCAATGAATGGAAGATTTGAAGGTTTACGTAGTACAGGGGGCAGTGCGGTTGCTTATGCTTGGTTCGTATGGGAGAAAGGGTATAAAGGAGATACTATAATAAAATGGATAAATTAAATACAAAAAATAATCAGTATTAAGACATTACAAACTTATAACTAATATTTCTGCTTACTATAATAAATTTGGGGTTATTATTTAAATCTTTATATTTATGAGTAAAAAATCAAACAATCTTCTCTCTTTGACCAGGGTAACCCCAAAGAATAAAAAAACAGAGAAGAAATCTCGTGAAATATCCAATATTAAAAGAGACAATAAAAGACTTGATATTTTAGAACGAACATTGCATTATTGGAATGCAATGCAGCAGTTCCGTCGTGAACGAGAGAGAAACAAACGATACACTTTTGGTCGTCAGTGGGATGATGTTGTTTATGTTGATGGCAAGAAAATGACAGAGGCTGAATATATCCGTATGCAAGGAAATCTCCCAGCCAAAAACAACTTAATAAGACGATTAGTAAAAAATGTATTGGGAGTTTATCGCTCTCAACTTAAAGAACCAGTGTGCTTGGCTCGTGATCGTACAGAACAACAATATAGCGAAACAATGACTACTATTCTTCAATACAATATGCAGTTGAATAGGTCTCCTGAACTTCTTGCAAGAGCTATGGAAGAATTTCTTATAAGTGGACTTGTAGTTCAGCGTAAATGGTTTGGCCCTCGTCGAGACAGAGTTGATTGTTGGACTGAGAATATCTCTCCTGCGGATATTATAATAGACAATAATATGACCGATCCACGCGGTTGGGATTTAAGTTTCATTGCCCAGATACACGACAATTCTTGGGGAGATTTGTGCAGATACTATGCAAAAAGTAACAGCGATTATGAACGCTTAAAGGAGATTTATAGTTATTTAGGAGAAAGTGATATAAGAAGTTTTGCTAATGATTTTGGATACAGCAATGATACTTACGATTTTTTGACTTCTACTGAACGCAACAGATATAGGGTAATAGAAGTGTGGTGCAAAGAGCAGAAAGCTCGTTATCGTTGCCACGACTATATGACAGGAGAGTACTACAAAATAGAAATTTCGGATTACAAGAGAGAAGTTGAAGATGTTAATGCAAGCCGAATAAAACAAGCCGAAGAGGTAGGAATGGATATCAATGAAGTCGCACTAATAGAAGCCACATGGTTTATGGATGACTATTGGTATTTTTATCACATTTCGCCATTTGGTGATGTTTTAGATGAGGGCGAGACACCATACGAACACAAAGAACACCCATTTGTTTTCAAGGCTTATCCGCTAATTGACGGGGAGATACATTCGTTTGTTGCTGATGTTATAGACCAACAACGATATGTTAATAGACTGATTATGATGCATGATTGGATATTAAGAGCAAGTGCTAAAGGTGTTCTTATGGTGCCAGAAGACTCTATCCCCGAAGGAACGAGTATCGAAGATTTTGCAGAAAGTTGGGCCTCTTTTAATGGAGTAATAATCTATAAACCTTCAAGAAGTGGAGCAACTCCTCATCAGGTCCATAGTAATTCAACTAATATTGGAATAAATGAGTTACTTAATGTTCAATTAAAATTCTTCGAGGATATATCAGGAGTAAATGCTGCATTGCAAGGAAAGCCGGGATTTTCAGGAGAAAGTGCAAGCCATTATGCACAACAGGTAGATAATGCAACTAAATCTCTTCTTGATATATTGGAGTCATTCAGTGGTTTTGTTATTGACGGAGCATATAAAGATGTAAAAAATATACAACAATATTATGACAGAAAGCGTGTTCTTAACATAGCAGGAGTATCTGCATCTAAAATAGAGAAAGACCCTATAAAGATACTTGATATTGAATTTGACTTACAAATTGCCGAAAGTACGTCATCACCCATATATCGTGATAAGATTAATGAGGACCTTTTACGCTTCTGGCAAGCACAAGCAATTAGTTTAGAGCAAGTATTGCAACTTGGAAATTTCCCATTTGCTGATGAATTATTACAAAGCATCCAAGCACAAAAACAACAAGTTGCACAAGGACAGATACCAGAGAACATATCTCCAGCTTTACTCCAGCAAATACAAAGTACAGCCAATATGGGCGCAGTTAATAGATTATCTTCTGCTATGGCTCAATAAAATAAAGCACCAATAAAGGTGCTTTATTTTTATATATGAGCTTCTGATATTGCTTTGCGTAAAGATACTGCTTTTTTGTTTTTGGTGATTACTTGCGGTAAATCCATCTGTTCAGAGATATACATGCCTATTGCTCGTGTCATCAATAAGTCATCGTGTTTCCCTATAATTGCTCCGTAACTTCCATTTTGTTTGCGTTCGTAGCATAGATATTCATCCAAACATCTTTCATCCCTTTCTACATATAGATTATCCCTAACTGTTTTAATTAATGTTGATATCACCAATAATTTAGTACTTCTGTTAGTGTGAAATCCATATTTTTTTGCTGTTCCATCCCATATTGCTGCTGCATCAGACTCTCGGGTATAAAGATTGTCATATACATTTTTTATTTGGGTTAGGATATATGACGATTGATCACCATCAACGTCTCTTTCTCTATCGTGTGTTTCAAGAGTATTACTTTCAATAACAAGTAATGCGTTGTCGTAATAGGCTGAAATTTGAGCAGCTTTCCAGGCCAAGAGGTCCATATCTGTATGTCCGTACCATTGAGCGACAACGGTTGGTTTTCCACCCTCTGCCATAAAGAGGCGGTCGAATACTACTATTACGGAGTAATCGGCTTTGGAGGACCTACCTCCAATATCTACTACCGTTAAGTATCTATTTGTTATTTTAATTGTATCATCAGTTTCGGGTAACTCCCATATATGTAACAATCCTTGATTATCTTCTGTAAAACGAAGATTTTGCAATGCTTTTTTGCCCTCTGTTGCATCTGCATATACTTCTCCAATATAACGCGGAGGACGGCATGACAACCTTAACTTTTCAACTTTATATTTATCAAATACCCTTGCTCCCGAATGAACAAAAGCTTCTACATCATCAGAGGGAAATTCTGAAGCCATTAAACCATGGTCTGTATATTTCGCACGTTCCTGAATATACCAATTAATAGCTTCGAGGGTTGCTCCCTTTTTCCAAAGCCACCATAAATATTTGCCATTCTCTTCACGGCTTGATACAATGTTGTCATTATCTTTATTGTTGTATAAAGATGTAGCAAATTGCATTATATCTTCAATAGGAGACGAATATTGTTCAATATCAAACCACGATACAAACATTGCCTTGAATTGTGATTTACCGCTTTTGGCATCGTCATATTCCTTTTGAAAAAAATTTCCAGTACCATTAGCAGTACTCTCATATACAATCATCGTATAAGGACGAAGTAAAACTCCCGAACATGCTGAACGAACAATATCTTCGGGCTTTTTGCCGTCAGTTACTTTCCATAGTCCAACCTCTGATAGATGCACTAAATTGTAGTCTCCTCCACGACAAGAGTCTGGACGTTCAGCAGTACCAATCTTAATTTTACAGTTACGTTGTGGCACACGATGAATACTGCCCGACTTACCAACACCTACCAATTTAGGCTCATTCTCATTATATGTTTCTCCCAATTTGTATAACATATCAACAGGATAATACTTAATCATACGATCGAACATATCCTTTATTTCATCAGACCCTGCTCCTTGATGAGCAATTATAAGAGAGTTTAAACCAACCTTGTGAACGAGTTGTAACCACGCCATATATAACTGCGATGTAGTAGAACCACCCCATTGTCGTGCTTTAAGTAAGACAAGACGAATAGGTTTCTTATCTTTTCGTAGTTCTTCCAACTTTGCCACAAACTTGCGTTGGGGACGTGTGAGACGAAATAAAACATCTTCGCCTCCTCCTTTGTTTTTGATATAGACAAATGTTGCGGCCCAGAAAGGAAAATCGTATCGACAGCGTAATCTAACAAATTGTTGTATAACTTTCAATCTGTCCTTTTCATAATTATCCGCATCACTAACTTTCTCCACAAATGCTTTCAAGGTACCATACTTTATTAATTGTTTAACAAGAGGAATTTGAAGCATCTCTATTGGTAGATATTGAGTTCGAATAGGGAAATCATCTATAGTTATTTTTTCCCTTTCGCCAACCGACCCCAATCCCCTAATAGGATTAAATGGTGTGCGTATTATTTCGTTTCGCCTTATATTCTCTATTATTATATCGTTTACCTCATCCATTTCTTCTTTTATCACGTCTATATTGATATATCATAATTTTAGCACTTCCAGGTGAAAGATATATTTTAGGAGCAGGTTGTTGGACAACTTGCTCGCATAGTTTAGCTATACTCGTTGATGGTTCTCTCTCTTTGAGTTGCATTACTCTACGGAATATCTCTATATACATCTCTGCTTTTGGTCGTCTCATACTTAATAATATATCTTCTCCTCTTAATATTGCAGATACTACTTTTAGAGCGTGAGTAGAACTAACCCAAAATCTACGAGATGGAAGATTAACAATCTTTTCATACACATCTGCAAGTGATATATGCTTGCATTCTCTTAAATACTCGTGGTATAATCTCATTAAATCAGCCATACGCTCGTCAGCATATTCCATTTTTGCCCCTACTTTTTTCATATACAACCTATTTGTGAAGTTTATTTATGTTCCAAAGATAATCATTGGAACGTAAAAAGTTATACATATTTCATAAAAACTTCTATATATATTTGTCATATAATCAATAATATAAACCTTATAAATTAGTGTATATGAGTGAGAATACGAAAGTTGTAAACAACAAAGATCGTTATACAGAAAGATTAAAAAAAAGGTATCCTGATAGAAATTTTGATGATGATGAGGCATTGTTTGAGCAAGCGAACAATGATTATGACAATTATGATACCGAGTTAGAGGGTTATAGAACCAATGAAAAAGCATTATCAGAACTCTTTGTTTCAGACCCCAAAAGTGCAGCCTTTGTAACAAGATGGTCAAAAGGTGCAGATCCTGTTGCTGTTTTAATCGAATTATATGGTGATGATTTTAGGGACGCACTTGAGGATCCTCAAAAATTAAAAAGCATTACAGAAGCAAATAAAAAATTTGCCGAGAAAGTAGCAAAAGAAAAAGAGTATGAGGAGGTCCATAATAAAAATATTGAGGAGACCAAAAAAAACATTGACATTGTAAAAAAACAAGAGGGATTAGATGATGAGGATATTGACAAGGTAATGGAGTTCCTTATTGGTGTTATGACAGATGGTATCCTCGGTAAATTCTCAATTGAGACAATTACCATGGGTCTGAAAGCAATTAATCACGATGAAGATGTTGCTATGGCTGACAGAGAGGGCGAAGTCAGAGGACGTAATGAGAAGATTATCGACAAAATTAAAAAAACTGCTCCGAGTGATGGTATAACTAATTTGTCAGGAGGAGGAGCTCCAGCTCCTATGGAAAGAAAGAGAAAATCAATTTTTGATTTAGCGAAAGAAGCTAAATAATTTACTCACAATAAAAATTTAATAAACAATTATGTCAGAAGAAATTAATGTAAGTGTCGGTACGAGTGCAGCTACTCCCGGCAGTGTAGGGTTGAGTACACAACAAGTAGGTCAAGCAACAACAGTAGATGGTCTTGCCGCTGCATCAGGAGGTATTGCTCCGGGCAATCTGTTTGATACAGATATAGACGAACAGCTGTTTATTTTTGAGGGTGATGATACTCCCCTTATGGGTATGATGCTAAAAGCGAAAAAAGTAAAAGTAAAATCTCCCAAAGTACAACATTATATGCTCGATGAGGAGCGTACAAATGTAACACTAACATCCGAAGTGTCTGAGGCCTCAACTCAAAGTTTCGTTTTACCTATGTCAAGTAATGATGCAGCTTTGTGTCAAGTATGCACTCAACTTCGTGTTAGAGATGTTGATGGTTACGATGAGAAAGGTAAAACAGTAACCAAAGGTGTTGATTTGATTTTGTATGTAACAGGAAAAGATACATCGGATATGCCTATTGTTCGTTGTGTGAATGGACCTAAAATTAATGAGACAGATGCATATTGTACTACTCCTGCTATACCAGTTGGAGCCTCAATAGACGTACTTTCAACAGCTATGCATGAGACTCAAAAAGAGGTTGCGCCTGATAGCGTACAACCTGTTCCAACAGAGGTGTACCTACAAAAACGCGGTATGAACCGTATTGTCAGTGATTATTTCGAATCTCAAAAGAAACGTATTCCTTTTTCAGATGCAATCATTGCTGAAAGAGCTATCCGTAAATTCAAAAGAGCAGGTAACCGCACTTTATGGATTAGTAAAAAAGGAGAATTGCAAGTGCAAGATCCTAAAACTGGTACTCAAGTTGTTTACTTCACCGAGGGATTGCGTTGGCAATTTAAACGTGAGTTCCAACACACGGGTAAATGGACTTTTGAGCAATTCATCTCTTTAGCAAAGATGTACTATACCTCTGCTGATGTTCCTGAAAATGCAACTGTTTTGGCAGGTAAAAACTTCTTGGAGAATGTTCAATGTATCGACTTTAAAAATCACCCAGAAGTAAAAATCGAGGTAAGAACCAATAAACTTGGTTGGAAGGTAACAGCCATTCACACAGTATTTGGTGATTTTGAGTTTAAACGTGAGCCAACATTAGATAAATTAGGCTATTCAAATAGTGCGGCTATCATCGGTAATGACAGATTAGTTCACTACGAACGTACAGCAGAGCACTCTGATACTGAAAGAGTGGAAGGACACGAGGCGTCTCGTGAGAGCCTTATCGTTTGGGATGCTTTAGCGTTGAAAGGTTCTTGCCATATCTTTATTAATGGCGATGGTGGCGAAGCTTCGTCTAATGCAGTAAGTTATGTAATGTGGGATAGCGATACCGCTCCTATGGGTGATGACCTTGTTGATGGACGAGTTTATTGTTTTACTACTGATGTACAACTCTCTGAAACAGCAAAAGCGAAACAAGGAGAAACTTGGCAGTATAAGAATAGTGTTTGGAGCGAATACGTTGAAGCTATAACAGTCTAATTTTTAGTGTTGTTTTGTAAGAGGGTGGATATATAGAAATCCTCCCTCTTATTTTAAAATTCAAAAACTATGGTTTTAAAAAGATATGAGATAAAAAACTATTCAGAATACATTATAGATGTATCTGTTGGTAAAAGAAAGTTTTCTATTCCTTTTACTGGTGGTGCTTTAACTAATCGAGGAAGTATTCCTGCTTCATACACCACTAATAATGGAATTATTCAGTATGCCATTGAGAATAGCAAATATTTTGCAAGTGGAAAAATTTATCTTGCAAAAGAGACTAAAACAGGAGATGATATTAAATCAACTCCTCAAGCAGCAACTCAAGCAACTAATAACAAAAAGAGTTCTGGCGAAGTAAAAACGCTGAAAAAGGTAAAAGTAAGCGACTTACAAGAGGCTAAAAATTACCTTATAGAAAAATATAATGTTAATAGTTTATCATTGAGAGGTGAAAAAACTATTACGGAACAGGCAAAGATTTTGGGTATTGAGTTTATAATTGATTAATAAAGTATGAAATCTTACTTTGTTGATGATATTATCAAAGATGTGCGTATAACGCTTGACTTCAATTCCAATTCTGACACTCTTGCGGAATTTGGAGATACTGATACTCTTTCAATTAATGAGATAATAAAATCAAAAATAACAGAAGCAATAAAAATTATACATTCAATTGCTCCTGTTCATCTGCTTGACGGAGGCCATATATTTGGCAATGCTATATATTGGTCTGATATGGAAAGTGGTTGGATTTTATTACCTGATGATTTTTTGAGGTTCGTAGTCTTTCAAATGTCAGATTGGAGTAGGGCAGTATATCATGCCATTGAAACAAGTGATCCGCAATACGAACTACAATCAGCACCATATAAAGGATTAAGAGGAACGTCTAACAATCCTGTTTGTGCGATAGCTATTAGACATGAGGGACGAGTACTTGAATTTTACAGTTGCAAGGACAAAAATGCAACTGTAAAAAAAGCACTTTATATTCCGTACCCTAAAATTGATAGCAATCACAGTAGTATTGAAATATGCGAAAAATGTTATAAGGCTGTAATATACGCCATAGCATCTTTGGTTCTTAATGTTTTTGGAGACACAGAAAAAAGTAATATATATAACGAACTTGCAAAAGGAGCATTAATATAATAATGAAAAACATAGAAGTAAACGGAAGTGTAAGCGTCTCGAATAATGTAAATATTGGAGGTGATGTATTAGTTCAGGGCAAAACGCACTTAAAAAGTGGTTTAAAAGTTGATGGAATACTTGAGGCTGATAATGTAAAGGTATTTAATGGTTTTATGGGATACTTTTATGGGGTGTCGTCGGTGTTAAGAGAGATAAAGCAACCTGAAACAGGTATGTACTTTATAAATGGTGAAACAAATTCGATATGGATGTGG